AAGCACCCGTAAGTTCATTGAATCCACCGACAGTACTGGCAACTTCTCGTTGAAGTTCACGAGCAGTTTTTCCAGATGCGGCTGCCATTTTTTGGAAACCCGCAGCTTCTTCACCACTCATACCCATATATTTGGTGAGTTTTATTTGGTCTTTCAACATAGTAGCACTATATTGTGCGGTCATACCTATTGAAGATGCCAGTTGTTTTTGAGACTCTACTAATGCTTTGGTACTAATACTTAAATCACCACTCCTAACTGACATATCGTTAAAGTTATCGTACATTTCACGAGCGGTATCATTAGCAACACCCAATTCACGACCAAAATCGGTTATAGTTTGGTCTAATTCAAGACCTAAACTAATTAATTTTTTAATTAGGAGTATAACAGCAATAATAGCAGCAGCAATTGCTACATATGGGTTTACCATAGCAACTGCATTGAATATTGCCTGTTTTACAGAGGCCATAGTAAGTCCTTTACTAACTGCACCAAGTGCCGCTTTCATAGAACCACCAAATCCCTCACCCGCCAGTGAGGCTTCGGTAAATCCATTTGTAAACTTGGTTACCATTTCACCAGCACCTTCTTTGATTTTATCAAAGTTTATTGATTTTGCAATGGTATCACCTAATATTGGAAATGACCTAATTTTATCTTCGAGCGCATCCACTTGACCAGTTAAAGCCCCACCAATTTTTTCATCGGCGACTTTACGAGCTTCTTCAAGGGCTGTTATTTGTTTGATGATATCGAGTTGTGATTTTAAAGCTTTGCCACCTTTAGTATTACCCTCAAGGATTTCTTGCATCTTCTCTTCATACTCTCGGATATCCTTTATTAAATCTTCACTAATATCTTGCTCTTCCCTTAACTTTTTCAAAAACTCGTCCTGAAGGGCATTGGCTTCTTTAGCCCCCTTTAAACGATTATCAAGTGTTTGGGAAAGGATTTTATCTAATGCCTTTACACTTGCTAACTCTTCTTGTATTTTTTTAGAGTCGGCCATTTAGATTCAGTATTTGAAATACTTTCCGTATTCTTCTTCGTGTTTTTTCATTGCGTTGTGAAGGTCATTACCTGCTTTATGAAGATTTAGTAATGATTGTCTAACTTCAGGGTCAGTTTTAGCCAACTTTTCGATTGACTTAGCACCCTTTCGCATAAACATAAACTTAAATAATTTAGTAAGCATTTGTATCTCCTGTATAGTTTACCTCTTATAAATATCAAAGGGGAACTATTTTCGTGTTCCCCTTGATGATTTATTAACTGCCTCTTGATTTGCCTTATTTTCAGCTTTTTTGAATTCTACTATTTTACCGGTGTAAAATCTTCTAGCCCATATTGGCATATTATACACATCGGACCAAGTAAACCCACCATTTCCGTGATAAATCAAATCAAAAATGTGAGAGTGAAGATGTTTTCTATAATCAAGAGTTAGGCCAAAAAAAGCTCGTGTCCATTGGCAAGGACATTTCCCTCCTTTCGCCCGTCTCCTCTGAAATAAATTCCCAAGTAAGGTCAATATCAGGAAGAGTTTCTGAAATATAGTCACGAAGAGCCTTTGAATCTACTGCAAACAGTTCATTATCAACAAAATGATTAATTACTTTTTGGTCAGTTTCACCATCTACTGACAAAATCATAGTTTTTAAACGAGTAGTTAATTCTCTTGATGTTTCATCTTTTAATTTACGATTTGCTTTTTTGAGTTCCTCTACTTGATGCTTTACTCTACGTTCTTTTGATTCGGTCATCCCCATAAACGTGATTTCTCGTTTAGAACGTGGGAGTGTATATTGGAATTCATTAACATTTGGTGCAATTTGTGCTGAACCATCGTATTCTTTGTTCTCAAATTGAGTAAGGTCAATGGTTTCTTTTTGTTTATTACCAGTAAACGGGTCGGTTACTTCAACTTCGTAGTCTTTACCATATCCCAAAACACGTGCAGCAATCATAATTGCGTTTTTATCACCAACTACCAAATCAACGTATTTAATAGCAACACCCTCACCATTGGATACGATGAGAGATTGAAATAATCGGTCAAGAACCGAACCATCTTTGATATATGATTGTGTCGTGAGGATGTCTTCCTCTTTCGCAGTCATATATTTCATTTCAACCTTACCACTTGAAAGTGGATTGTCCTTTGGATAAATTAATCCCTTTGATGGTAGGTCAATAATTTCAGTTGGGAATTTGTAATCACGAACTTGTTGAACCTCGTGTTGAGCTCTCAACTTTTCAGCAACATCCTTATCGGATAGTTTGTAATCATCTTGTAAATCTGCCATAACTTTCCTTGTTATATTTTTGGTTAACCACATATAAATATGGAAATCGGGAATTTATAATACAAAAAACCCCCACCGATTGGTGAGGGTTAATTTTTTAAGTGCTTTTAGATTAAGCAACTTTAGACATTGTAGTACCTACAAGTGTCCAAGTCTCATCACAAGCAAATCCTTCTGGAAAAGCGTAATCATCTGCCAATTCAACAGAAGTAAACTTACTCTTATCCCAACCATCAACATCAAGACCCCAATCAGCAGTAGCTTCTTGGAATGTCAAGTGGTTTTCAGTAGCAGAGTCAACAATAGTACCACCATTAACGTATACTACTACATCATCTTCGATTCTTTTAATTGCGTGAATAGCCATAGATATCTCCTTTATTAATAATTTGGTTAACCTCAAATAAATATACTCAATTTAATAGAAAACCCCACCGAAGTGGGGTTATCATTTTGCAATTTTTACTACAATCCGTATTTTAGTATTGTAAGATAGCGTAATCGTAAGTAAGTGTCAATTCAACTGTTGCCAAATCTTCACCAGCGTAGTCCATATCAGAGAATTTAGCTGACTGAACGAAAGCACCCTTCAATGTCCATTCTTCTACTTTATCACCAACAGGACCCAAACTGTTGAATACGATATCTTTTTTGTAGAAGTCAGAATAACCATCACGGCCAGTTACTGATTCGTGGTGTAAACGTACCCACTCCATTACGGCTTGTGCAGCAGATGGAACTACTGGGTCATAAAGGGTTACTGAAAGGTCTTGCCATTCAGAACGACCTTTTACATATCTACGAGTGTTGATATGGTCGATAGTCACTTTACCATTTTGGATTTCTGGTCTGGCAGCCGTTTTCACCAAGTACGCAGGGATTCCCTCGATGTACATAATGAACCTATTGGACATTTTAGGTTCAAAGTTGGTGAACATAATTTCATTTGGGTCAAGTAATTGTGCCATTTATATCTCCTATTGTCTTTCTAATAAATAGTCGTTTCTCTAATTTATGCCTCTGGGAATGCAGCACCAGTTGGAAGAATGTTGAAGTCAAGAACAATGAATTCAGCAGTCTTGGCTGGTTGTAAGTAAATTTCCCCTACCATAATGTTTCTATCAATCACATCTGGAGTGTTATTGGTATCATCCATTACCACTTTGAATGCGTATAAACCATTTCTTTGTTGGATTGACTCCAAGTATGGATTAACGATTGACAAGAATCTATTTCGTGTAGCCGCTGTGTTGTTTTCGAATACCAAGTATCTTGTAGAAGATGCGATGTATTTCTTCACTGCGATTAACAATCTTCTTACGTTAATTCTATCCAAAGCGGATGGTCTGGCTTGAAGAGTTTTCTGACCGAATACTGTCACACCTTGTGCAGGGAACGTAGCGATTGGGTTGATTCTATTTGTATAAAGCGTATCTCTCTCATCGTGAGTCAAACGAGTTTCAACTTCGATTACATTTGGAAGACCACCACGATTCAAACCGGCAGGAGCGTACCACTCAGCACCTACTGAATCACTAAATGCAATAACACCTGGAAGAACAACACTTGGCGGAACCCAGACTGGCTTGTTCTTATCAGTATCTAAAATCTTACACCAAGGGTGGTAAGTAGCAACGTAGTTAGAGTCAAACGAAGTCAACGAATTAACTACCGTATTGATTGAGTCACCATATGCACCACCATCCATTACATAGAAACAATCCAATCTATCTTCACACATATCTTTAGCGAATGTGGTAACTGAAGAGTGAAGTCTATTGATGATACCAGGAGTTACTACCATATTGATGTCGAACTCATCAGGATTTGATACTGCGTTGATAGCTTTTCTCATAGCAACCGTACCAGTAGATGTTGCGTTAGTACAATCCAAACCTTGAGTGTTACCTGCTTCAATATTAGTACCTGTAAGAACTACTCGGTTTGGCTCCCATCCATCAAAACCACCTTGGAAAGGTACGATAAATTTCTTAGCATCAATATCGGAAGTCAATACGATTGGTGAACCATTTGACTCACAATCAGCCAAATTAAATGCAGAACCAACTGTTGTAGTTGAAGACGCAGGTAATGGGTTTAAGAATGCCAAGTTATCAGTAGTTGAGAAATCATAGTTGTATCCCAAGAATACTCTCTTGTTGTATTCAGATGAAATAGATTGAGATACTACATATGATGGGTCTGGTAATGTATATCCACTTTGAAGTGGAGAAGTCAATGCACCAAATCCGAATGGAACGAGTGTCGAATCAATAGAACCAGCGTCTACATCTGAATCAACTTCCACACGAATATGAACTGAACCATTGTTGTAATCACCATTAGTTGACAACTTACCATTGGCATCAACAGTAATGTATTTGTCACCAATCACTCTCTTAATGTAGTTTGGTGAATTAGGGTCAAGGTTAAGACCAGTAAATTCTTCTACAATGTTTGGTTTAGTATCAGAATCATCAACACTTTGTCCGAAAATCGAGTTAGGAATTTTTTCAGTATCTACTCTTCTAACAATTACACTAAATGTACCATATTCAGAACCTGGCACCTCTGAAGCTGGTTTGATGTCACGGATACCTACTTTGAATTCGTAGTTTGTAGCAGTACCGTGAGAAAGTGTATGGAACTTAAACAAGTTTGTAGTAGAACCACCCACTCTTTGAGATACAATCCAAGGAGTTGATGCTTCAGAATAATCATCTGTGTATGCTGTGTTCAAGAATGATGCCGTTTGAACTAAAACAGTCTCACCAGTAGCAAACGATGCTGATTGGAAAGTTGAGAAGTTTAAGTAAGTGTATACATTCTTTGAAGATTTAGGAGCATAACCGTATGTTTTTGTAAGGTAGTTAGCATCACTCGGATTTAATGATGCAGATACTGTTGTTAATGTAGCACCTGAACCACTAAT